TCATCTGTAGACGTAACGAGACGAGGGAAGACGTGGAAAGCAGGGGTGAGGGTTTGGCCTGTCGGAACGTCAGTTACTAAGTCGGAATTGTATGGTTGGTTGAAAAGAAAAAAACCATTGGATGAAGATGACGAGTTGCCATTTGGTTGGGCTCACTTTCCAGAATGGCCCGAGGAGTATTTCAAACAGTTATGTGCCGAGCAATTAGTAACTAGAGTCGTAAGAGGATACCAAAAATTTCAATGGGAAAAAATCCGTGACAGAAACGAGATTCTTGACTTGCGGGTTTATGCTCGCTCCTGTGTTACTGCTCTTGGTTGCGACCGTTGGGATGAAAAACGATGGCTCAAAGAGTCCAGCAAAGTAAATCCAATTACAGAAAAAAAAGCACCAAGTTCTGAAAAAGGTTTAAAGAGACGTAGAGGATCTTTCTTAAAGCGTTAGACTATAAAGAGTTAGAGGTTCGGTGTGGCTTCATCTTTATTTACACAGGCGGGATTGGATGCACTTGAGGAGAATATTGCAGCGGGACATTTAGAGGTTGAATATGACAATAAAAGAGTTAGGTATAGAACTTTGTCTGAGATGATGCAAATTAGAGATCTAATTAAAAGACGTCTTGGAGGCAAGACCACTCGTCGAGTTGTTCAATACTCAAACGGAATCAAATGACAAAGACACCTTCACAAAATGCGGTTGATAAATTAATTGGCGTTGTTCATCCGTCGGAGGCTTTGAAACGTCAAAAAGCTCGGATGGCTTTGCATCAACTCAGAAGATTTGATGGAGCTGGAGGCGGACGTCGGACCGATGGTTGGACCACTGCCACTTCATCCAGTGCTGATGCTGTTAATGGTCCAGACCTTGCAAAGATGCGAGATCGGTCTAGAGATTTAACAAGAAATAGTCCTTATGCTTCAAGAGCTGTTTCGACTATTTGTTCTAATACTGTTGGAACTGGAATTCTTCCTCGGATCAGTAGCGGGCGTTCAAAGGTTAGACAACGCAAAATTACAGAGCTCTTTAATGAATGGGCAACCGATCCAAGTCAAATCGATTGGGAGTCAAGAAATGATTTTTATGGTTTGCAAAATTTAGTTCTTAGAACTGTTGTTGAAAGTGGTGAGTGTTTGATTCGTCGTCGAACAGTTTTAGATAATGAAACTATTCCTCTAAGGTTGCAAATTCTGGAACCAGATTTCTTGGATACTGGGAGAGATGGTTCTATTGCCACGGGTTACATAAAGCAAGGCATCGAATTTAATCGGGAAGGTCAAAGGGTTGCATATTGGGTTTTTGAATCTCATCCGGGTGATTCTTCTATCTCATCAATTAGTGGATTAGGAAAATCAAATCGAATTGATGCAAAAGAAATATTGCATGTCTATCGACAAGAAAGGCCGGGAGCTAGTCGTGGAATTCCTTGGTCGCATTCTGTGATTATTAAGTTGAGAGATTTTGAAGATTATTCCGACGCTCAATTGTTAAAACAAAAAATCTCAGCTTGTTTCGCTGGTTTTGTTGTTGAGCCAGAAAGTCCAGACGCTGCTTTGGAAGGTGATTTAATTGAGTCTTTAGAGCCCGGTTTGCTTGAAGTCTTACCACCGGGAAAAGATATTAAATTTGCAAATCCTCCAAGTACGGCGGAATATGAAAAATTTACTCGTTCGATTCTTTTGCAGATTGCCAGCGGTTATGGAATAACTTATGAATCATTGACCTCCGATTTGTCAGCTACGAATTTTTCATCCGCCCGCCTTGGTTGGTTGGAGTTCTATCGAAATATTGAAACTTGGCGATGGCAAATGTTGATTCCGCAATTTTTAACTCCTACATGGAAATGGTTTAAAAATGCGGCGGAAATAGGAGGGGTTCAAGTTGGAGATTCTAAGATAGAATGGACGCCACCTCGTCGAGAATTAATCGATCCGACAAATGAAATAGAAGCAACAATAAAACAAGTAAGGGCTGGATTGCTCTCATTGCCGAAAGCTTTGAGACAATTCGGGTATGATCCTGAGGAGATCATGGCCGAGATCGGCGAGAGCAACGACAGGCTAGACGCCTTGAAATTGATTCTCGATTCTGATCCAAGGCAGACGGCTCACAATGGGGCAACCCAAAAAGCCGAATCTTCTGAGGACTCGCCTACTGAAGAATCTCAAATTAATTGATATTATCTTTCTGTAGGCGATAACATGAAAACGCAACCCAACAAAAACTCCATGGATGATCTCTTATTCACAAGAGGTCAATTCACTCCAGCTACTTATAACGCTGATGAGAGAACCGTCGAGCTAATTTGGAGCACTGGAGCACCTGTTCAACGTCGGGGCTTATCTGGCCCTTTCATTGAGGAGCTAGATATGTCACCATCTTCAATAAGGATGGACCGACTTAATAGCGGAGCCCCACTCTTAAATTCTCATCGATCAGGCGATCTTTCCGACGTTTTAGGCGTAGTGACAAGGGCGTGGATTGATGAGAAAAAAAACGAGGGTCGGGCACTTGTCCAGTTTTCAGCTAGGGAGGAAGTCTCTTCCATAATTTCGGATGTTCAAACTGGGGTGTTGAGAAACATCTCTGTTGGATATTCGACCCATTCAGTTGAAAAGCGATCCAATGAGGACACAGAAATTCCAGTTTTAAGGGCTACCGATTGGGAGCCCATGGAAATTTCATTGGTCCCAGTTGGGGCTGATCCAGCCTCACAAATCAGAGCTGAAGAAGCTCTATCTAAAAACCTAATTGACTTAAACAATCAGGAAGCCAACATGGAACAACAAAGCGAACAGAGGGAGGAGGCAACAGTAGTGGCAACACCTGTAGTCGAATCTACTCGTATTTCTGCGGATGAAGTTCAGGCTGCCATTGCATCTGAGAGAACAAGATCTAACAAGATCCGCTCCTCTGTTCGTGCCGCTGGCTTGCCCGATAAACTCGCAGATGAATTATCCGAAAGCGGTGTAGATTTTGCAACCGCTTCAGAAAGAATTTTTGATGCCTTGCGTCAGAAAGAAGAAAAAGCACCAACTACTCAGCATGTCGAGGTAACAACTGGACATAATGAGAAAAGATATGAGTGCATGGGTGCAGCTCTTGAAGCTCGCACAGGCGCGGGTGAATGGACAGACGCAGCAAAAGAGTATAGGGGTTCTTCACTTCTAGACCTTGCTAAAGAAGCACTTGTTTTAAAAGGTGAATCCGTCCGAGGTATGGATGGAATGGAAGTGTCTCAACGTGCATTACATAGCACTTCAGATTTTCCATTGCTTCTTTCAAACACTGCAAATAAATCTTTAGTTGCTGCTTATGACGCAGCCCCTCAAACTTTCCGTCCATTGGTTCGGACTGTTTCAGTTCCTGACTTCAAAACAGTTTCCAGAGTTTCACTCGCTGGAAAACCAAATCTTGAGGTCGTGAATGAAGGCGGCGAGTTCAAGCGTGGAAGTCTTGACGAGGCTCAAGAGACATACAGCATCAAGACCTACGGAAAGGTTTTGGCTGTCACTCGTCAGACAATTGTTAATGATGATCTTGACGGTCTTGGCCGTATTCCATCACTCTTTGGTCGTGCGGCTGCTGACCTTGAATCAGATTTGGTTTGGGGTTTGATTACTGCTAATGGAACAATGGGAGATGGTAGAGCATTATTCCAAGCGGCTAACCATGCCAACTTGGCAAGCTCAGGTGCTGCTCTTTCTATTGCAACTGTAGGAGCTGCAAGAAAATCAATCAGACTTCAGAAGGATCTTTCTGGTAACAGAATTAATATTCAACCTGAATCTTTAATCGTTCCCGCTGCTCTTGAGGTAACTGCTCAACAGTTCCTCGCACCGGGTAATCAGTATCAAGCCAACGCAGTTTCTGGGTCTACAGGTCCAAACATCTTTGGCGGTGCTTTCAACTTGATTGTGGAGCCACGCTTGGATGATAATTCAGCTACAGCTTGGTACATGGCTTCTAGCCCAAGTCAGCTTGACATGATCGAGCTTGCTTATCTTCAAGGTCGTAGCGGTCCTTTCACAGAACAAAGAGTCGGCTTTGATGTTGACGGTTTGGAGTTGAAAGTTCGCCTAGATGTTGGAGCGGCTGTCCTTGACTACCGTGGCCTTTACAAAAACGCTGGGGCTTAATTAACCATGAAAAATTTCGTTCAACCCGGAAACAATGTCACCGTCACAGCGGCGGCGACAACAACATCTGGCCAGCTTGTCGTTCAGACAAGTTTGGTAGGAGTTGCACTCACTGACGCAGCCTCAGGCGCAGAAGTTGAGATTTCGACTACAGGTGTTTTCAAATATGCAATGGCATCTGGAGCAACTCTGGCTGTGGGTGCTTTGGCATACCTCAACAGTTCCGACGAGCTAACAAACACCGCTGGATCTGATCCAGCCGTGGGTGTTGTTGTTGGAACATATTCAACAGATCACAGAGATTTAAAAGTCTACGGTCACAAGTTGAATTAATTAAATGAATGAGGCCCTCACAAATCGAGTAGTCAGTGCGGCAATGCGGGAAATGGGCGAACCCATCACCTACACCCGAGAAGGCGTTCAATACTCGATTAGAGGGCTTTTTTCATCTGCTTATACAGGAATTGAGAATGGCATTCCTATTTCTGTAAATACTCCAGTCTTAACGATTAATCGGAAAGATGTTTCATTTGATCCTAGAGATGGTGATCAAGTTTTAATCCGTGGAATTAATTATCGAGTAAGGGACACACAAGAGGACGGCGGAACAGGCGTTGCTCTACAACTACAGCGAACCGATGCCCGATCATCCTAGAAAAATTATTCGACAAGGTTTGGCCACTCGGTTGGCCACGCAAAAAAGTGATAATACATATTGGACTATTGCGGGAGCGTCGGCGTTCTCTACAAAGCCAGACGCAATTGATCCCTCAGACATGCCTTGCATTATTGTGAGGTCCTTAGAAGAAAACGTCGAAGTGACAGGCGTTACAGAATTTTGCACATTTCAGAGACGCTCTCTTGTTTTAAGTGTTGATGGAATGATTGAGGCTTTAGATAATTTAGAGGATGTATTGGATGACTTGGCCGAGGGAATAGAAAGTGCTTTTGATAGTTATCAAATTGTCGGAGTTGAGGACGCAAAAATTCAATTAAATAAAACTGAATTTGATTTGCAAACTAACGCTGAAATTCCATTCGGAACTGTCCTAATGGAATATCTAGTGACTTACCACGTTAAAAAAGAGGGAGTAGACTATGGCAATGTAAGTCCAACATCTCCACTCAATAAAGAGTGTGACAAGGACCCCAATGCAACTTGTGTTGATCCTGTCAATGTGACTACCTTAATAGCTGAAATAAATCGGGGCTACGATCCAAACGATCTTCCCGAGCCAGCGATTGAGACACTTATTCCCTGATTTTCATGGCCACCAAAAAAACAACACCTAAGGCAGCGGCGAAGCCTAAAACAACAGCCAAGAAAACGCCAGCAAAGGCAGCTCCAAAAGAAGCTCCTAAAGTTGAGGCTTGTCCAGCTCCTACTGTTTCGGCGTTAAGCTCTGAAGACTTAGCCAAGTTTTTGGCATTGCCTAAAGGTTACGACGTAAAGGAAGTTAACTTGGTTTTACAAGCGGCAACCGATTATGCCAATGAGTACATTGGGAAGACTCCAAAGGCGACTCATGAATACAAAATGGCTGTTCAATTGTTAGCTGGGAAAATGTATGCAGCGGGTTCTTTAGTAATTAATAACGCTGGAGAGATCCCCGGAAAAATTAGATATTTCCTTGAGATGGTTAAAAGTCAATGAGTTTTTCCGTCCCTCGTTCCGATAGCTCGGGGGGCGTTGGAGATTTTGAAAACTCAGACGCCGCTCGAAATATTCATAGCCTTGTGCGTTATGGAGTAGTAGAAGAGGCTGACTATTTAAAAAAAGTTTTAAGAGTTCGGATTGGAAGGAAAGAAGATCCGGGCGGTTCAATCCTTACAGGTTGGATTCCGTTCATGGCTGATAGAGCTTTGAACTTAGGGAGTGCAACATGGGACCCGCCAGAGGTCGGGGAGAATGTCACCCTCCTATGTCCTAGTGGTGAAATAAATGAAGCAATAGTTTTAAATGGGGCAAGATATGGAACTCTAGGAATTCCACCCGTGGCGATTCCTAGAGGAACAGTTCACAGGCGTCAATTTGCAGATGGTACATTTTTAGAATATGACCGCTTGCATTCTCGTCTTAGAGCGTTCTTTTTAATAACTGGAACTACTCTTGAATATGATCAATTAAATCAAAAATTGTTTTTAGATGTTAAAGGTGATATTGAAATAAAAGCTACTGGAAATATTAAAATTACAGCGGAGGGAGACATGGAACTAAAAGCTAATCGAATTGATTTAAACCCTTAGCGGTTTTACAAGATAAACTTTATATGAGGCAAGTCAATTAAATGTCAGTCCAAGGGATGAGCTCGACAACTGGAAAAGACCTCGATGGCCTTAGTCATTTGACTCAAAGCCTGAGGGATATTTTATCGACTCGAATTGGGACTAGAGTTTATCGTCGAGATTATGGGAGCTTGATTCCATCTCTAGTTGATCGACCTGTGAATGATTCATTAATTGCAGATATGCGGGCGGCTGTTGCCGATGCCATCGACAGGTGGGAGCCTAGAGTGAAATTGACCAAGGTTCAGATTCGAGCCGTTGACCTCGGATCGGTAACAATGGACTTAACAATGGATTATGTAGTTGACGGTAAAACTGTTTTTCTTGAGGGGTTCACAATCTAATGGCTTTAGATCTTTCCAGTTTGCCAGCTCCAGCCCTTATTGAGGCTTTGGATTATGAAACTATTTTGGCTCGAATGGTTTCGGATTTAGTGGCTAGAGATTCGGGCTATTCGGCAATTTTAGAATCAGACCCAGCTATAAAAATTTTAGAAGTTGCAGCGGCTAGAGAATTAATTTTAAGAGGTCGGATTAATGATTCTTTTAAGGCGACATTAATCGCTTTTTCTAGTGGATCAGATCTTGATCAACTATCGGCTTTTTATGGAGTAACAAGACAGACAAGCGAAACAGATGCTGACCTGAGATCTAGGATTGTTTTAAGAATCCAAGGAAGTTCAACAGCGGGCGGGGCGTCTTGGTATCGTTATCAGGGATTAAGTGCGTCAGCAAGATTGAAAGATGTGGCCGTTTCATCTCCGAGTCCGGGCGTTGTTGAGATGGCTGTTTTGTCAGGTGAAAGAATTAAAGTTGAAAGTGAAACTGGAACGGCGTTAGATACATCGGCGACTTATTACGGATTAACAAGAACAACTGGAGAATCAGATGCCGATCTAAAGACTAGAATTTTGGCTGTTATCTCTGGACAAGGTTCAGACGGAACGGCAACAACCCAATTAGTTAATGAAGTTAATACACATATTCAGGGAGACGCCGTTCGAGTTTTAACTGATACGGTCAACACAGTTTCTGCAACTATTACTCCAGCGGATGTGACCGCCGTGGTTTATTTATATCCAGACACTCCGAGTTCTGTTTTTACAGGATTAGAAGCAAGCTTGACCGCTGCTTTTAATGCGGCTGTGGGTTTGGGTTGGGACCTTACAACTTCATGGCTCATTTCCTCATTGCATCCAAGCGGTGTTCAAAGAGTCGAATTGAGTTCTCCAAGTTCAAATATTGTTGTAGGTCCATCCGCCGCTGTTGCTTTAAATAGTGTCAATATTACTCTTGGAGGTTACGACAGATAAATGACGACCTCGCAGCTTTTACCTTCTAACGCTACTCAGCTTGAAATTGATATTTCAGCCGCCGCTGATTTTCTGTCGGTTACTGAGGGAGCTTTGCCATCGGTAAGAGATGCAAAGTATCAAAATATTCCTAATGATGTTGTTCCATGGCTTGTTTATGAATATGGCCTTGGAGAATTATTGCCATATCTTCCAGACCCTCGAACGGCGTTGGCCGAGGGTGTTGTTTGGCAAAGAATAAGGGGAACGCCTCAAGCAATTAAGACGGCTTTAACGTGGATTAATTTCACAGCGACTTTAGAAGAGAGTGAAGCGGGCACAATTCGCTGGGCTCAATTTCAGCTTGGTTTAGATCAGGCTCCAGCGTCTTTGGAATTTATTGGAAATGTAATTGGAATCAGTCGCTTATCAGCTCCAGCTCGATCTGAACTTTTCAGGGTTTACGGTGGAACTTATGACACTAGAAGATTTTGGTTAGATGATCATGAATTAAGTTCTGGCTCTTGGCTTTGTGATCATTCAGGGGTGTATCTCCAAGCAGATTGGCCACAACTTTCTTTTGGTAGGGATCACCAAAAAGGTCCGATAATTCAAGATACCCAAATAGATAGAACAAAAGAACATATAGAGGCGCAATTAAATAAATATGAGGACTCTTTTGTATTAAGTCAAAGTCTTCTTGACGAATGGTGGCATCTTTTACAGGAAGATGTATTCACAATAAGCCGTTTACATTTTGGCCATTTCTGGGCGTTAAATCCATTCCTCGGTGTTAATGATTGGCAAAGTGGTTTATCACTTGATACGACTTGGCAAGGCACAGAGACATGGAGTTCCTCTGGCACTTGGAGAGATTTCGGAACAATCCCAGATCCCGCCCCTCGATGGATCAATACAGTTTCATGGATTAAATTTTCGATGCTTCCAACTTTGCAATTTGCAAAGGCTGGAATATATCTCTCAGATTATTCAATTCTTTCTGAAACTAATACGTGTTTTGCGGCTCGCCTAGAGGAAGAATTTGGTCAAGGTCCATTTATTCTTTCTGATGCTGATTCGACTACAGGCGAGAATATTTTAAGTGAGCATATTCAACGATGGGAATATCAAGAGTGGAATGATCGAATTGATCGTATTCATCAGACCACATTTACAGCGGCTCAGAATACAGCAAATGTTGGATTAACTGAGAGAACTAATACTCAGATTTTAGTTTCTCAACCATCATCAATCCATGGTCAATTTACTCTGAGTGATGGTGTTCTTTCTGAAGAATGGCATGTCCTTTATGTAAGTTCTCTACTCCGAGAGGTCACACAAATATGGACCGCTGCTCAACAAATAACAGAGGATTGGGATTCTCTTGACGCAACATGGTTAAGTCAACTCCACTGGATGCCATTTGAGTCAAGACTATTCCTTGATCAACAATGGAATGGACTTTCTTGGAATGATGTCCAAGGATATTGGACTGAAGAGGTTCTATCATTTAGACACATAACTGGAACAGATTGGACATATTCAGGTGAGACAATCCAAGAGCGTCAGCATGGCAGACTTCTTGTTGGCTCTTATTCATTAGGTACTGGTTATAATTGGCAATCATGGGAAGACGTTGGATTGTTTACAGGATCTGCTTACCTGACAGAATCGTCAGGGGGTTGGATTACTGAAAGTCTTGAATCTCCATGGTGGATTTATGACGGTTCGCCAGATTCATGGGAGACTGAAGTTACTTGGTCTTCTACTGAAGGATGGCTCGTTGCAGTTGCTTCTACATGGCAATCAGCAACCCCGAGTCAGTGGATTGTTTCTGATGACACCTATCAGGATCGAGAGGCTTGGTTTGACACCAATTCAATTTGGACCCAGACCGCTTTGACAATTTCAACAAATCACACTTCACACAATTAACTAGGACCGATAACATGACATTGACAATGGAGGCCAACACCTAAAAATGGCAACTCTTACACAAGACGGAAGAGCTGGCCTCGCCGCATCCGTGAAAGCAAGAAACATCTATCTAGGAATTGGCTCAGGTCAAACTGGATGGGATACAACAACGCCCGCAGAATCGACGGCAAGTACAGCTCTAACAACAGCAGTTGGATATAGAGTTGCAACTCAAAAAGATTTTGTTGTAACCGCTCCCGGTACAGGTGCAATTTCACTTCCATCTGGAAGATATGACGTTTCATCAACTCAAACAAATCAACTTTATTTGAGGTTCACTTTAGACTTCGCTGATGCAAGTTCGGCTACCATAAGGGAGACAGGAATTTTCCTTGACACAACTCCGAACGTGGGGCTCCCAGCGGGTCAACAGTTCTTTACGACTTCCGAGGTTTCTAGTGCGGGAACACTATACCTAGTGGAACATATAGCTGCAATTATCAGGACTGCCGCTACCCGGGAAACCTTTGAGTTCGTTCTCCAGTTCTAAAAATTAAGCTCCTACTATGACAACACTCGCTGGGTATTACAACCGATTTAATTCTGCGGATAAATATGATGCACTCTTATTTAGAGCGTCTAAAGGTCTTCAATCCGCTGAATTAAATGAAGTTCAGTCCATCCTTAGTGATCGCATTCAAAAGATCTCTAATGTCCTTTTCAAGGATGGAGCAATTGTTCGAGATGCGTCGGCAACGATCAACGCCGCCACTGGACAAGTTCAAATGGCATCTGGAGCAATTTACGTTCTGGGAGCTGTTCGAGAAGTAACAAGTTCTACTTTTACTATCCCGACAACTGGACAACTTTCAATCGGTGTCAGAGTCACCACCTCTGAAGTTACTGAAGTTGAAAATGCGAACCTCAGAGATCCAGCGACAGGAACAAGAAACTACGATGAACCGGGTGCTGGTAGAACTAAACGAGAGCTCGTTTGGGGCTGGTCTGGAGATGGTGGTTCAGGTACTTTCTACCAAATTTATGCGGTAGAAAATGCCACTCTAGTCACTCAGGTTGAACCGCCTCAACTTGATTCAGTAACTCAGTTGATAGCGAAATATGATAGAGACTCAAATGGTAATTATGCGGTAAGGGGATTAAATGTTGTCAGTCAGGGAGCAAATGCCGCTGGCACAAATTACCTTTTTACTGTTACTCAGGGAGTAGGAAACGTAGAAGGATATAAGGTTGATAAACCATCATCGGTTCAAAAGAGTTTTGTAAAAAATCCTGATTTATTTAGCATTAATAATGAGCCTCATTCTTCCGCCTCGGCTGCAACTCAAACAATTAGTTTGAACTATTCGCCACTTAATGCGATTAGTGATTGTGTTGTAACTCTTGAAAAGACTGTTTCAATTTCTCATGGTTCATTTACTGGAGCATCCGACCCGCTTCCAGATACCGCCGTTTTAAGTATTCAATCAGTTACTCAAGGCGGAACGACGTACTCGCTGGGTACTGATTTTAATTTGACTTCTGATCAGGTGGATTGGAGTCCGGGTGGAGCTGAGCCAGCGCCGGGGTCTACTTATTCGGTGACTTATAGATATTTGGATTCAGTAACGCCCGCAAATATAAATGAAGACAATGGAACTTTTGAGGTAACAGGTGCTGTTGCTTCAACTTTGATTCTTGTTGATTACAACTGGAAGCTTCCTCGTTATGACGTAATGACGATGAATAAGACAGGGGAACTAAGTTTAATTAAAGGAGTTTCATCAAGATTCAATCCAGAGGTTCCGTTGCTATTTGTTCCAGATAGTGACCTTTTACTGGCCTCTATTTATTACACTTGGAAGTCAACTCACACTCCATTAGTTAATGACATTGGAACCCGTGTGACATCTATGGATGACATGCGGAAAATTAAAAAGGCGATTGTAAACTTGCATGACCTAATAGCAATTGAACGTCTTGAACGTGACCTTGCATCGAAAGAGCCAGCGGCAAAATATGGAACATTTTCCGAGCCGTTCAATGACGATAGCTTGAGAGATCTTGGCCAAGCTCAAGATGCTGTGATGATCTCAGGCGATTTGCAAATGCCTGTTCCAATTACTCAGGTTGAGCCATCAAATAATGCAACAACAACTTCAACGCTTGATTACAACGAAGAGGCCGTATTAAGTCAGGTTTTAAGAACTGGCTCAATGTTGATAAATCCTTATCAAGCATTTGAACCAATCCCAGCTCTAGTGACGTTGAATCCTTCAACGGATCTTTGGACAATTGTTGATGAGCAAGTTACGAATACAGATTCCACTCGAAGGATTGGGGCTGGCAATAGGTCCTCCACATGGACAGAAGAAACCCTTGATCTTGTTTCTAGCGTTAGTGAAACAATCGAATTTATGAGGCAGCGTTCTGTTGCTTTTGAGGTTGAAGGTTTTGGCCCTAGTGAGAACCTTTTAAAATTAACTTTTGCGGGTGATGAAATTACATTGTCACCTGTTCCACAGGCAAACGCTCAAGGTCAATTAACAGGATCATTTACAATTCCCGCAAATGTTCCATCTGGTGATGTTGAGGTTGAATTTTTAGGAGCTGGAGGAAGCAGGGGAACAGCTCGCTACTTTGCACAAGGAACATTAAGGACAGAACAATGGGTAAGAAATAGAGTTACAACAACTTCATTCTGGTGGGGTGGATGGGACCCTCTTGCTCAAACTTTCACCTTGACAGAGGATCGCCAAATAACTTCAGTCGATTTGAAATTTACTCAAATTGGAAATACAGGAAATGAAGTCCAAGTTCAAATAAGAGAAACTGATAATGGAGTTCCAACAGGAACCGTTATTGGTGAGGCTGTGATTCCGGGCACTTCATTAACGACTAATAATGTTTATGTAAATGCAGCATTTTCAAACTTAATTCATTTAACAGCTCAAAGAGAGTATGCAATTATCGTCATGACAGATGACGCCTCTCATGCTTGTGCTATTGCTGAGATTGGTAAATTCGATCAATTTGCCCAGTCTTGGGTCACTGCCCAGCCTTTCACTATTGGAACTTTATTGAGTTCATCAAACGGAAAGACATGGACTCCACATCAGGACATGGATCTTTGTTTCAAGTTGAACGCTGCAAGCTTTACCGCTACTTCTAAGACGGTTGACCTTGGTACTTTATCTGTCACTAACATGTCAGATATTCAACCATTCTCACCTGTCTATCTTCCTAGTGCGGCGACTAATACGATCTTCAAATACACAAGATCGACTGGAGAAATCTTCGAGATGGATTCAGGAACAGGGGTTAACTTGGCGGCGTTTGTGACTGACACAATGTCAGTTCAAGCGGTTCTAAATGGAACCTCAAAATTGAGCCCTGTTTCATTCCCCGGAATGGTTACAAACATCGGCTCACTTGATACGGCGGCAACATACATCTCCAGAGCGTTCACGCTTAACACAAGTGGAGGAAGCCTCAAAATTTACTTTGACGCTTTGATTTCAGGAACGGCTACCGTTACCCCTGAATATGATGCTGGCTCTCAAACATGGACTGGACTTTCTTTAGATAGTTCTACTCCATTAGGTGATGGTTGGATTGAATATAAATATTCAGTTGCAGCCGCT